CACCGGATTCGACTGGAGGTTCGACGGATCGGAGACTGCAGGTCGAGTGCCAATCTCGCTAACTTGGCAAAAACACAAACGCTGACGAACAGTTAGCACTGGCAGCGTAACGCTGCCACGGGCGCCTGAGTGTACGTCCCGGTCGTTCAGGAGCGCCCGACACCAAACGGGACTCACCTGGGTTCCACGTTCGCGGGGACTCGGGGACAACACAGCGGGCTGTGGAGGGAGAAGGCGGTCGGTGTCGTCTCGTTCCCTCCAAGAATACCAAGACGCCGATACGCCTGTAGATGTCTTCGGCGGAGTCTCGCCTGTTCGAAGTGCCTCTTTGACAACCAGGTAGCGAGTACGGGCGCGCGGGACCTTCGGGTTGCGCGTGTCCAGGGGGGCAACCCCCCTCGCACCGGCGGGCCCAGTGCCTGCCGGAAACGCCTGGGTGCCTTTAGGGGGCACCTAGGGCGAGATAAGGTGGAAAACCTCCTGAGGGCCGGGGGTCCAGCGATGGATCCCCTGACCGGATCGTGCATAGAAGCCCGGAGGCACAAGCGACGCCTCGTCCTTCGCGGGATGTGGCGAAGTCGAAGTGCGAGCGGGAAGGCTGGCGGAAGCGCTGGCCATGGCATTCCGGAGAGAGCCCTGAAGAGGCCCAATCCCAAGAGAGCATCGGCCTGGCAGTGGGGCGGCAGCCCCGCGGGGTACGGACTCATCGGGAGGAGCAAGACCCTGTAGCTGCGGAGAACCATGATCTTCCAGAAAAACCTCAGAGTGGAAGACTGCGGTTGCTCGTAACGGCAAGAGGGTAACGGCGCCGAGAGGCGTGCGGCTTCCCGAAGAGGAGCAAAGCTCTGTAGGGAGAACCCCATGAGCGGCACCGGCCTGAAAAGGGTCGGAAGCCTGTTGGAGGAGCAAACCGTCGAGGGCGTGTGAAACGCCGAGGGCGGATCGTGCCGGAGGTTGGACCCTCCGGGACATACGGACTCCGGCAGGTCGTGTCCGCTGTAGGGGAATGGAACCCCAGGAAGGTCGCCACGCGGCTTCAAGGCCGCGTCGGCACGGGCAGCCAGGTCATACCCTGGAGGCACGCTCAAGCCTGAGGGAGCAGCCGGGACCGCGGTCCCGGACGGTGTCGTGCATCGAAGACCTCGAGGCCGGAGGAACGGCGGGGAGGGTGTCGCGAACCAGAACGCGGCTAGAGGCACGACGCGGAAGCTCCGAGAGGCAGGGCAATGCCACGAGGGGAGGCGTGTCGCCGGCAACGGCGGTACGCAGCCTGTTGCACCGAGAACCTTGAAGGAGACCACCGAGCTCAGCCCTTTGATATTATTATCGGGGTTTACAGAAAATCGGGAGCTGATGAGACTCGCCTGCGCACCATTGCATGCATTGCTGAAGACATTGCGTTTCCAGTATGTAATGTGAATGGTGATCTCTTTGAGTTTTTTGGAAGTAATCCTTCAGGCCAACCCCTGACTGTTATTCTCAATTCACTCGTCAATTCATTATATCTCCGTTATGCCTATAGAGTCCTTAATCCATTGGAAGAGGTAGAGACTTTTAAGGAAAATGTTGCGGCCACCACTTATGGTGACGACAACGTTTTTGGAGTTAGCGTGAATGCTCCGTGGTACAACCATACCACAATTCAGTCGGCGTTGGCCGACATTGGACTAACCTACACTATGGCGGATAAAACCGGCAAGAGTGTGCCTTACATCCATATTGACGATGTTTCTTTTCTGAAACGATCATGGAAGTGGTGTGAGGACGTGTCCAACTACACTTGTCCCCTAGAGGAAGACTCGATCATCAAGTCTCTTACAGTGTGGACGCCCTCCGGCGCCATTGATGAATATGCTCAAATGCATCAGGTAATCACCTCTGCAAACAATGAGTACTTCTTCCATGGTAAGGAAATTTTTCAAGAAAAACATGAGTTTTTCAATGAGTTACTCCGCAAGGAGCCTTATTCTTTTTACGCTGCACCGCAGCCGTTGCCAACGTATGATCAGTTGGTGGCGCGATTTTTGGGTCCTCAGGCCCCAGTCAATGTGACAATTGACAACGACGAAGGGAATGAACCACCCCTCCGTTATGATACCTGGTTTGCAAACAGCATTGTAAAGGATCCCGTCCGTGAAAACGGGACTGCTGAGACAGTCGCAGATAGAACTGTCACTCCTTCTGGGTCAGAGAAAACCCATGAGGAGATTATTAATTTCTTAACATTGCAATCTTCAGATGTCGTAGACCTACCAACCCGTGTTGATAGTGTCATGACTTCAGAAGTCGTCACTTTCGTAGATGATTCTGCTGGACAAATTGATTCCGTGGAAACTGGAATCAGTTCCATTGCATCTATGGGAGCGACCTCGAACACAGATCTTGGGCAGTTCTTGAAGCGTCCTACCCTCATTGATACTCGTTCCTGGTCCACAAGTACCACGGCTGGTACAAGTGGTACAGTTATTGAGCCATGGTATCTGTTTTTGAACAATCCGTTAATTCGCAATAAATTGAACAATTATGCTTTTCTTCGAGCAAAGTTGTGCATTAAGGTGATTATTAACGCTACACCATTTCACTATGGTAGTATGCGTGTTTCGTATGAACCTAATGTCAATACTGCAAATAATGGATCGCGCAAGTCTAAAGTGCGCACCAACCCGTTCACTGACTCGTGGTTGATTACACCGTATAGTCAACTACCAGGTGTATGGCTATCACCCGCTGATAATGCAGGGGGAGAAATCCATGTACCATTCTTCCGTCACACAAATTGGCTCCCGTTACAGGCTGCAAGTGATGTGAGAACTATGGGGACATTGAACTATTTCGTCGCCTTCCCACTCACGGTAGCTTCGGCTACAGGGTCACCAAGCATTAGTATTAATACATATGCATGGATGGAGGACGTCGAATTGGCAGGCTCTACAAACGAGCTCACTCTTCAAGCGAAGGATGAGTACGATGGAAGCATATCTGCCCCCGCTCGAGCAGTTGCCTCTGCAGCTGCGAAATTCGAGAGTGTTCCCGTCATAGGGAAGTTTGCTAAGGCAACCTCAATTGGTGCAGGTGCTTTATCATCTATAGCAGGTCTCTTTGGTTTTACCAATGTTCCGGTTATTGATGATGTTCAAGCTGTAGTACCCGTCGGAGGTGTGCATTTGGCTTCGAGTGAGATTGGTACACCAGTACAAAAACTCGCTCTTGATCCGAAGCAAGAATTATCGATAGATCCCTCACTTCACGGTTTGGGAGATACCGATGAGATGGCTATTGCACACATTGCAAGCAAGAAGAGCACATTACCTATGGTAACGTGGTCAACAAGTGATGCGGTGGGCAAAGCCGTCTGGATTGCTAGAGTGAACCCCGGTTTATTTGGTCGGTTGTATATTCAGAACTCAGGTGGCTCTAACAGGGCCATCAGAGTATACCATAGTACATTATCGTACCTCGGCATGATGTTTACGCATTGGAGAGGAGATATTGTATTTGAGGTAGAGGCAATCTGCACCAAATTCCATAAAGGCCGTCTCCAGATAACCTGGGACCCAATTGGAAATGGGGGTACGGTAGCTGCACCAGAGAACTCAGCCTTTACCACCATTCTTGATATTGGTGAGAATAATAAGGCTTTGTTTAGAGTTCCATTCCACCAGGCAACTGAGTGGTGTAGAACACGTGGTGTTTCAACAATCAATTGGAACAGTGGTAGTTCGTCTTTAGGAACTGAGAGAGATTATGATAATGGATTGTTTACCATTCATGTTCTTACCCCTCTTATGTCACCAGTTTCACCACAGAATATTGGCATCAAGATTAGTGTATATGGGGCGAACGTTGAGTACGCAAACCCCAAATCGACACTTGCCGATTCGAGTGCTGCTGCCCCACCAACAGTTTTCGATGTACAATCGAGAGATGTGCGCGACACTGAAGCTAGTATGGTCACTTTTGGTGATACTAGTGGAGATCATCCCGAAAGGTATGGTCTCAATTTTGGGGAGAGAATTGTCTCACTCCGGACTTTGCTGCACCGTTACTCATTGTATGATGTAACTGCTGTCAAGCCAGCGGATGGTACGCGTGCTGTACACTTCATGAAGTCGTATAATAGGTTGCCACCTATGTATGGTTATGATGGGCAGGGCGAGTCAACGGCTGCGCTTCTCATTGGCACTGGGAATGGTTTCTTTACCTATTCTCCAACACACCCTATTACATACGTTTCTTTGATGTATGGGGGTGCAACAGGTGGTGTTAACTTTATTGCGAACATCGCTAGTGATCTTCAATCTTCGGTTGGTGATGTTAGAGTGCAACGCATTACTGATAACACACACACGAGTTCGAGGAATGGCCGTACTCTCGCGACGATTGACGATGGAGAGTCGCATAGTGCTTATACGCGATTTCTCAATCAAACATACCCCGCATCAGGAGCAGCGGGGGCTGCGTACACAAATACGTTGACCAATGGTAGCATCAATTGGAATTACCCAATGATGACACACGTGAACTTTATGTACACGGACCCATCTTTTTATATGCAAGGTAACCCATCAGACTTTTCCACACGGGATTGTAGTTTGTTGGAGATCCTCGTCAAGCAGAATGCTAACGAGGCTAATACCAAGAATATAACGGTTACGTCGTATGCAGCGACTGGACCAGATTTTAATTGTTTGTGGTGGCTTTGTTGCCCCACTCTCGATTATTACCTGATAAATCCACCAAGCGCGTAAGCGCGCATCTGGGTGCCTAAGTAGGATTGACTCCTCACCTATCTCAATAGGCAGGCCCTCTGGTCAGAGGGTAATCTAACAGACCAATATGCACACATCAAGAGATGTTGTGAACTCAGTGGCACGGTCACTGGGGGCGGATGATCCCGCTTCCAGAATGCAAACTTACTGGAGGGCCGACCCGTCCAAAGGTAAGAAAGGTGGAAGTAAACGGCAAGCGTCCAGATGGTACAGGACGTGTCACCCAGACCGGGTTCTGCCAATGTAGCGGTCGTACCATTAGGGTGACTCGATAGGGATTCGCGGTTCCTTTAGATAGTCTTGATAGCGTCGATAAATATAGACGGGAAGTAGGCCCGTGACCAGAAAC